TCTTGAAGAACTACAGTATATAGTTCAATAGCAATAGAGATCATCATTCCCGATATTCCGAGAACGGCGCCACGGTCTTCGGGGCCAACGTATTTATTCACAATGTTCCACAACTCATTCTGAAGTTCTTTTAGTTTTACGTTATCCATGAATAACCTCATCCATTGTGATAAAATCAAACTGTTCTTGAAGTCCCTTACCAGAGCATACTGTGAGAAACACTGTGCTCATGTTCTTATCCTTGACAGGTGTGAACTTCTTCATCTTCTTCGACCAATACAGAGGAACACCGTCCTCCAACCTCATATCATCATAAGAGTCCATGTCAGAGGATATCTCCGTAATAACTCCGTTTTTTATCGAATCACCATAAGAGTAATTCACAGTATCGTTTATATTAAATGTCATTGTACTATTCCTAAGTTTAATGTAACTATGACTATATCATCCTTTAGAGGGATTGTCAAGCACTTTTTTGCATATCGGTATCTGTAACATGTTATCCCATGTATACTCATCACAATCCATGTCAAAGAGATAATCCACGTATTCCTCAGAAGTCATGCAAGGAAATACTCCATCTATCACTCTCGTAAAGTTACAGTCAGTACCAGTAATTGAACTTGCACCATGTTCTAGGGGTGTCTTACCAGTTTGTTTCTTCATTATAATATCTACACCAGTAGACAATACAGTAACAGGCCATGGTAATGCACATGCAGACACTAATGTTATGAATAGAACAATATAGAGGAATTTCATTATGGGTATATTTAGAAGTCCAGTTAAGTGTCAAAAAGAAATGGGGTATGGGGGGTACTCGAAATATTTCATTGGATACTTATTGCATTTATAGATTGATGGAACCTACCGTTTACTTTTTGGGGGGGTAGCTCTCCAGATACAATTAGAGTCCCTACACCTGTATGTCGGGGGGACTCTCCATCACTCAACCTACCTTCCACATAGCGTTCCCATAGTGATGGTATGGTACTTGCGGTTTCCGTCCACTGCGAGCTCTCAACGCCTTATGTGTGGACTACTGTGGTCACTCTAAACCATTAGCATGGCACTCCTATAACCATGAATGAGCATGGTACTCCTACTGTTGTGGGGGAGAGAGAAACAGTGGTGACTAAACACCCTAGTGCCACAGGCACTCCAGAACTCTCTCGGCCTCTCCCGAATAACTTTGATGAGAAACACGCAACCTCTACACCTCTCTTGAGGAACTTTACTGTAGACCAACCATCCTTAACTCTCATCATATACACAGTATACGACACTCAGAGGGGTTTGTCAAGCTTTATTTTCATTTATTTTGAATTAAATTGCATATAGAATGTACTTGGTGAAACCCAGCATAGTCAATATACCCCATTCTGAGTGCATTGTCAAGTCCCTTTTCGAAATAATTCTGAGCATACTGAGGATTTTCTGGCGATACCCTACAGACTTGTATCACAACAACTCTATGTTTATTTAAACCTTTTTAACTTTGTTCCGCATACGTGCCTGTGAGATCATTTCCTTGTATTCCTTGTTCTTATGTGATATAAGATGGTCATGGTAGATATCAATGATCATTCTAGGTGCATTTCCATCAAAGAATACAGGGCATATACCGTGTATTATACTGGTTATTCCTCCCCATATAAGTCTAAATCCTGTTACTATGGCATGGTATGTGTGAGCTGTATATGATACATTACTCTTTATTAGGTGTTCTTTTATCATCATTCCCCCTTTGTATTATCTCATCTATATGGCGATTGCATCCTATACATATGTTTTGTTCGTTTAATGTACATACGCCTATGCATGGACTGTCGTTTTTTATGTCTCTAGTTGTTCTCCGCAACTGTCTTAGCATCCTCTATCTCCCATTGTCTATGCAATGTTAAAGATTTGTTCATAGGTAAATCACCGTATATAGGCGTGTCATACCACCATATGATACCTATTGATACACGATTTCCCTTGTATGGTCGTACTCTATGTGTTATAGTGCAATCAAATGATACATGACGATTTACGAGGGGTTTTATTCGTGTTCCATCTTTTAGTTCTAGTTCTCCCCCTTCATCGGGTGTTTTTAGGTAATATAGGTTTGTTCTTTCGGGGCGTTTTATCGGATATTGCGTATTACCGTTCACTGTACAATATGAATCTATGTCATTGTGCCATTGTGGGTCTATCGGTCTTATGTTATACCAAGCGGTTGCCCCTCTGTGTGGTATTGTCGGTTTATCCTTCAGCATTAGGTCATGTAACGCATGAAGAGGTTTTGCGTTATATCCTAACCAGTGTACACTGTTATATTCTATGTGTAATGAACATAGGGCTTTGTAATGCGAATCATCTATCCAATTATCACTGGTTATCATGACTTGTACTGCAACAGTTGATTTGCAAGATATTTACCTGTCAGATATCGTTCATCTTGTTTTGATATGGTCGATTCCCATGATTTATAGGATGGATTGATCTTTGTTGTTTTTTCGTGATCTATCAAACCCCTTGACTCCAGTGCGTCATATATGGTATTATATGGTTCTCTTATTGCGAATTTCAGTATAAGTCTCTCATATGGGACGGATTCTACACTATGTCCTACTGCACCTACGTCAGCAAGACATGCCTCGTATGGATAGTCTTTTCCATGAATATGCAGATCAGGAGTGGTACTTGGTTCTAGATTGAAGTTGATACCTACGATTCGTTGATAATCTAGGTGTTCTTGGAGTGTTGTATGAGGAAATTGAAAGGAAAATCGTGGTTTTACGTTCATTGAGTCTATACCAAGGTCTTTCATTATGTTTTTTACAACGTCATCATATACAAACAATTTCCACCACATCAGTTTGGGTGGATCAAAACGATGCCATTCCCCCGACTCATAATGGTCGTAAAAGTACTCTCTCAGGTATGTCTTGTCCACTTTGTAGTTTAAATGACAGAACATTTACTTACTTCCCCACACAAGGTGATACCGATCAGGGCCACAGTTCATCACCGTATGAGGTACAGAAGTGTCCACACGATACACATAGCCGTCCGCTGGTACGTGATAAAGTTTTTGTTGGTTCGGATATACCACATAAGAGTCTGGATTCGTAATCAGTGCAAGGTGAAATCGAAAGGGGGTTACATCCGTATGAATGGTGTATGTGGTCTGTTTTTTACGACAAAGCACCCTCATTCTATAGGCATTCTGTTCTTTTATTATCGTTTCGAATATGGTGTTTTTGTAGGCGGGAGTGAGTACGGATATGTCTTTTTCTTCGTTTACCGTCTTTCCGACTCGATTTGTGAAACTTCCGCAAGGGTCTGTATATGGACAGTCCTGGCCTTCCGCATATTGCAATGCGGTTTGACTTCCCTTTCCGTACCAGACTATTTTAGGACGAATGGACTCCCATTCTCGTAGTATTTGTTCAATGTCATACTGTACATTTGTGCGTTCAAAGAGTGACATATTCTCGGTTTCTGATATGCTCCTCTGCTATATCTTCCTTGGATTGTCCCATATACCGTACAGCGTGATGTTTCTCAATCATGTACTCGTTTATGCTCTTATCTGCATAGTTGGATGTTCTCCACAACTCGCCCAGAATACGTCCAAATTTACCCTTGTCATCCTTGTGGGTTTTAAGTAGTATCTGTGTGTCATCTAGCATGCCAGTGAGATAGTCCTTTGCAGCGAAACCGTATTTCTTTTCTTCCAAGTCTCTTGTCCTTGACTCAGGTGTGTCTATACCGTATAGTCTTATTCGTTCTTTATGAATCCATATACCAAAGCCGAGGTCAATGTCTACATCAACCGTATCACCATCCACGATATGGACTACTTTACAGGGGTACTCAAACATTAATTTTCTCCTTTATTCGTTCAAATGTGGGTTTACAGAGAACGTCCCACTTATTTATCGTTGGGGGTAATGGTTTTTGTCTACGATAATATGTACCGTCATCCATGATAAGTTTATTGCGTATCGACTCAAGACCTACAGGAGCAGTCTTAGGAAACGATGTTTCTTTTACCTTATTGTCTCGATAGGTCGCATCTCTGTTAAACTTATATATGAACTCTTTACTTGGCCACTTATATGTCTTCCATGTGCCTTTATGTTTGAGATCATGGTTCATCATACTCCACTTCTGAAATTCTGGGGTATTGTAGAATGACCACATATTCTGCCATCCACTAGGGTCTTCCAGATATGCGAACAATCTTCGATCTATCCACTGCCACTTAATCGTGAATGCCAACCACCATGTGAAATCGAAAGTGGTCTTTATTGGAAATGGACATGACTTGATGTATTCTCTACAAAATTCTATGCACTTCCCTCTGTGGATTTGATTTTCCTTAGATGGTCGATTGTATATGAAATTGACATCATCCCATTCAAATATTTTTTCCCAAGGCTCATCAATCTCTTCTATGTGATGTTCTACCACAAATGTACCGTACATGGGATCACCACATTCACCTGTAATGTTCAGAGTTGTTCCATCCCAGCGATTCGTATTTGTCCACATATTCTCTTTTGTTGACCATTCTATCTTGACATCAAACACATTACCTAGTATAGTATCAGCCATGGAAGGGTTTTCAATCTTAGTTGCCTCACTCATCAGAATGATCAGTTCTGCACCAACAGGTTTTGTGGTCAACAATGCACATAGGGCAGTAGTCGAGTCTATACCACCGCTCCACCACACTCTTACTGGTTTGTTTTGTTTCCATATATGTTCTGCTCTCATGAGAACAACATCTTCATACTTGAAATTAATTCCCCCTGTAGGTGGAATGGGGTCTAATGCGAGATTGAATAAATTCCATTGGTCTGTCCTATCCATAGGTAAGGGACAAGCAACAAGACGCCCCAATGCATATAGGTAGTTCTCACCAAGCTCACCAATACGCCTCCAATCCCCAATATAGGGATTCAGATCAGGGTGTATTTCCATCAGGGGTGATCCGATTGACTTCCAATCTTTCTCTAGTGTCTTCCACTCATCTTTTATCGGGATTTCTAGTGGATTCCATTGTAGTAGGTTCTTGTAGAACCCACCAGCATAACCAACTACTTTCAAATCTTTTGTCCTTTTTCCCAACTACTAATCTTTTCTTTGAGTTCATCTGCACGTATGCAATAGAACAGATTAGGTATTTCACCTTTACCATCGTGAACATCATTTACATGGTCATTCAATACAGGAAAGTTGAATCGCACGAAATTCTCGCACTCAATCTTCTGTTCAAAGACTGGTTTTTCGAATACGTACATATCGGAGCCGTCTCCGCCTGTCCATATAGAGAATAGTATCCAGAATATTTTCATACACCAAAACTCTCACCACAACCGCAACTGGAAGTAGACATAGGATTTGTGATTGATAAAAATGATCCACCAAGTTCTTCAATATAGTCTACAGTACTACCTAGTAAGTATATCTCTGCTACAGGGTCTACTACTAGTACATCTTCAATTGGGTCTGACCATTTAACGTCTGGCCAATTACTCTTCAAGTCCCACACGTATTGGAATCCAGAACAACCCCCGCCTTTTACGCCGAGGGTTACATAGTCTCCGTTGCATACCGACTTGAGATAGTCTTTTGCTTTGTCTGTTAGAATTACCATAGAACTATTTAGTTCAATCTATTTGCACTTCTCAGTAATGATGCAATTACAACTGTCCAATAGTTCTTACCCCATTCACCCTTCACATTCTCCAATGCTAGGTGGGCGTTCGCAATTCTCCTCTCTGTTAAGTCTGTCAATTTCCTCATACTCCTTGAGTTGATCAATCATGTTCATAAAGATGTTGAAGAAGGTTTGAATTTTCTTTGACTCATCTTCTTCACTTATAGGAACACAAAGGGTTTTTATTGATGCATCTTGTATAGTGATTGCATCTCTTGCCTTCAGGCAAGACTCCATACTAGGCATTTTGGTGGTGTAATCCACACCACCACTCAATGCGGTTACGACTAATAGTGCTTTTATCATGCAGCCTCCTTGTACTTCTTGTACCAGTATTTCGAACTCTCACGTAGTTCATCGTTAGATGCACGTACATATTCTAGTACATCCCTCACTACGTCAGATTGTTTCATTGCCCAATCATCACCACGATTGGCGATCTGGTCAATGATCTCTTGTGCATAGTCAATTGACGGGCACGTATAACCAGGCACACTAGGTGCCTTGTTCTTCGCATTATCAATGCGAGTCTGTTTTGTTGACTTAGGCATTTTGTCCTTCCATATAGTCAGTTACAGCGTTGACGGCATCAAAATCAAAACCACCAATATGCCAGTCGTATTCACCCATTGGTGTTGAGTCTGTTTTCCAATCGTAGATTGTAGCGTTGACATACTTGTAGTCACCACTACCCTCATCGACACAAAATTCTACACACCACTCGGCGGTAGATTTGTCAAGATCATAATTTTCTGGTTCACCAAACTTCTCAACCAAGTCTGCATATGTGGTCTTGATATAACCTTGCAAACTAGAACCTGTGAGAGTTTGATCTACCTCTCTTGAAACATTAAAAAACTTCATACTTTACTCCATCCTGTACTTTCACATAAAAACTTCTCAGTACCAACTAGTACCATATCGCCAACACTCGTTGAACGACAACCCTTACCATCAAACATCTTAGTAACTTCTGGGTTGTTGTACCACGCATCCTCAATAGAGTTGGTCTTCATAAACGCAAATTCCAACTTATCACTTGTACTCATAGTGCCAGGGCACTCGACAAATGCGACAACGTGTGGGCTGTCACCAAACGCAGCGTGTATAACAGAAACCTTGTCTACACCTTCATACGTTTTTAATAATGCATCCAACTTGGCACTCATGCTGCCCACCACATTAGGAGTGGGAAACTCATCAAAAACAATCCATATAGAATGTTAAGTATCATCAGAACACAACCAAACAGAACCAAGCGGCACCAAATAGGGTTAACATAAAGAAAGTGCCACCGACAATTTCCACGATTTTCTTTTTAAGACTCATAGTAAGCCTCCTCTGTATAATAACCAATAGGGGAAAGTCCTCTCTCAGGCAACAACTCTAAAGTACACACTTCAGAAGTCATCATTTTACTGATAGAACCGTTATCCCATTTCACATCAATGCCATACGCATCCATCAATTTGGTCTTCTTGTCAACCTTGACAATCTCACCAAAAGACAGTGGTATCATCGCACCGAAATTTCCAACTATTTTTGTTCCTATTTCCATAATAACCTCTTTCTCAGTTTATGTCTTATATTACCACACTAAATGGGATTTGTCAAGCACAAAATGACCCCTAGAGATATAGGGGCCCTGTCCAATTGATGTTGAAACCACCTTCAAGGACGTTACCCCTTGCAGCGTTTCTTGCAGGCGCACTGTAACCAGCACACTTCAGAAGGTCACCCTTCTTGAACTTCTTGTCATCATCAGTGTTGACAATGAAACCCCAAGCAGAATATCCAGCGGTAAGTTTAATGTATTTCTTACCTTTTTTGATTGTCCAACCATTAACGAACTCATCGTTCATTCTCTCGTTGAAATTCATCTTTCCGTAGTCATGGTTGGCGGCAGCGATCATATTCGCAATTCCGTCATCGACATTATCAAATGTCTTTTCAATCTTAACAGTCATTATTTCGCAACTCCATAATCCATGCCAGGATTGTAAGTAATCATGGCTTCCCAAACTAATTCTCTAACTTCAGTGTCAGTCGCTTCTTCAAACTCACCACCGATAACATTTCCACCAAGGGCAGTCAATGCGGCGTCAGTCTTTTCCCAACCCCATTCACCAGCGATAGCGGCATCAACAATCTTTCCAACTGCATCATTACCTTTTTTGGTAAACATTCCAAATTCGTTTTTCATAGTGTTTTCTCTCTCGTTGTTTCTCATCATATATACATAGTACTACACATAGCACTATAAGTCAAGCAAAATCGTACCTTATAAGTCCTTGATTTCATTGAGAATCCAAACTTTTTTCTTACTCTTACCCACAGTAAACTCAGAAAACCCCTCTGGAATGGGTTTATTCCACCCATTTTTACGTGCGATTCGCACACTAGGGAACACACCAGCAAGATGCATTATATGTGCCATCAACCAATTGTCCTCAATATGCCATGCAGAGTCCTTATCTTCCCAGAACCCGAAAGATTTCATATCTTTTTCTGACATATTAGGATGGATGAAATTGAATTCGTTAGACATTTTCTTCAACCTTCACAACACTATCGCCTGTTAGTGTTAATGTGTGACCATTCAGCATAACTGACCAAGTTAAGACACTTTCTAGAAACTCTGCAGCAGTCTCAAATGACTTAAATGATTCGCCCATATTAAGGGACTCTCCAAACACACCAAACACACCAAATGTACCACTTGAAGACTCAACGATCTTAGGTGCATGGGGGCCTTCTGTGGCACAGTTAGTGGCAGTCCAAACTCCGAAACCTTCGAAGTTTTCTTTCCATTCAGAGACTAACATATTAAAGTACCTTTCCTGTAGCGGTGTCCGTGATTATCGCATTGGGCGAACAATCTTTCACGATTGCGATTGCAGCCTTTTTAGTCGCATGACTAGACATGTGACACTTACCTTTTGGAGTGATCAGGTCGATCCTCCAAGGTTTAGAGGGTATCCAAGTATCTTTGGTGATTAGTACGTTTAGCATAGTCTCTCTTTCGTTGTTTTCTCAGTTTATACCTTAGTATAGGGTATAGAAGTGAGTTTGTCAACAAAAATCGACATTAAATATGCATTTAAATGTAATTAGGGGGAAAGTGTGACAATTATGTCACTTGCGTCTTTTCTTAGCAAGTTCGTTTGCAATCCAGTTCTTTGCGATACCACTAGTGGGTTTCTTACGTAGGAGTCCCTTGATTTGTTTGAATACCTTGACAAATACATCCTCACCAGCATCATTGTTGTCTACTACAATGAACCCTTGACGGAATGTCTGACTAAATGTACCCATATTAGACTGTACATCCTTCCATGATTTGACTACAATAGGTTCTGGTACTGAACGAGCACGTTCTGCATTGCGCTGAAGTGCAACATCAAGTGAGGTATTGACAAATATCATGTGAGTGTCGTAACCTAGTTCTTTAAGTGATCGGTGTTGATGAATGATCTTTTCTGCTTCTCTACCTGTGCCGTCAATGATTAGTCCTAATCTACCATCTAGATAGTTGCTCTTCTTCTTTGCAGTCATCTCTTTTGCACGAGCTCGCACTGCATCTCTAGGTTCCTCTTCAGACTTAGGCATCTTGAGAGAAAGACCCGCCTTCTTCAACATGAACTCAAATTGGTCATCTGAATTGACCGTCTTGAGTCCAGTTCCACCAGTGGTACGCCTGACAACGTATGATTTACCGCTGCCAGGCCCACCCGCTAAGAAGAATGCTTTAAATATATTGGGATCATAAACTCCCTCTTGCAAATCTTGGTATTTTTTCATACTGAGTATTCTCCATTAACTGTCTATTTCGATATCCTGCTAATTCTATAACGTATTTATCATCATCTGAAATTGGGGTAGTAATTGTTCTTGTCTGTCTCTGGAATGTCATCTTCTTGATTCTATTTTTGGTCTTAGCCATTTTCTCGTTCCTTTTCAGTTTTAATTGTTTCAGTTTGATACCTTTTGAGTTAATGGTTTATCCTCCTCTTGTTATAGGTAGAAGTCTTCATAGACTTCCTCTGGTTGAGGTGATTTCTCACCCTCTGGACTGTCTTCATCTGACATAGGCAGTTGTTCTTCTATGTCATCTGAAACTACAGTCAATTTCATTTTGTGTTCAAAGTTTGCAACATCGAATTCATGGGAAATTTGGTGTACCAACATATTCCCATTTAGAAACCTGTCCATTCTTGACGAATTTTCCTTGTCCTTAATACCAAAGTATGGTAGTTTGACTTCTATCATGTCTCCAGCGTTAATAATGGTATTGCCGTGTACGTGTAGTGTTGCAGATATGCCTCCAAACAATATACCCAAGTGTCCTCTTCTTTTTTGTACCCAAAACTCTGGTCTGTATGGTGAAAATATGTAGTTTCCGTTAGGATCAGTCATTCCAGCATCGTGACCATTGCGTGTCTTGGTTTCTGGATATAGAAATGTCTTTGATTGATAATCTGATACACGGTTACCAAAAACATCAGGTGACTCACTGTATATTGGATAGGTTGAACTTTTCCTCTTGTGTGTGTTCATGTGTGTCATGTTGTCATAAGAATCGAAATAGTTAAAATTCGTGTTGGTATATGTTTTATTATATAGGTCATGTGTGATCATTTCAGAACCTAGCTGTCCCATAATATGGTTGTGAAATTTGTCACTATGTCGTGTCTCAAAGTCTAATATAGCGTATAGTCTACTAAGAACATCTAACGTACCACCTTCACCTATATTAATTTCTTTATGTGTGTATGTGTGTACTGGTAGGTCTTTACTTGAATAATCAGTATCTCCCCTGACAATACTGGTCAAACTCCTAAAATTATACCCTCTCTTGTTTTCCCAAAACAGGTAAGTATTCTCTGGTTGATCTCCACCTGACGCACTAACTGCCTGTGGCATTAAATGATTGATAACATCAAATGGACGCATGTTAGGTGCAATATACTGTTTATTCTCTCTACTTTTTTCTATGTACATTTTCTTGAAACAACCAACATCACCTAACAGTGTTTTTGCCATTCCGCTGATGTTTCCTCTTAATGTCTTAGATACCTTTGTCCTACTATTCCTAACCCACTCTCCAGAGAAAAACTCTAGGGATATGAACTCTGTGCCTGCACCTACCCTACGTTTACTGTTGACTCTTGTACACTGTAGTCTATTCTTACCTGTGAAACTCAGGATTTCATGTTCTTCTTTCATTGTAGGTGTTCTGATTACAAGTTCTAGAGTCTCTTGTCCAATGATAGGCCCGACATTCGATGCTCCACCTTGGTTCTGAATTACAATACTACCTTGGACGTATGGTGTTAACATATCCTCAAAAAAGGTGAGGTGGATGACGTTACCACCACCCACTAGATCAATTACAGCATTTCCAGAGGTGTGTAGTAGACATGTATCAAGTACAAACTGGCCGGGACGTTCTAGTTTTTCCATTAAAGGATGCTTTCTTTCATTAGTTCTTCAAATTCTGTTACAAATTGATTAAGATATGCTGGGTCTAACAGTTTAATTTGACGAATTTTGTCCTGTCTTGCCTGTTCAAATCCATAGTTTGTTACCACTGATGCCGATGGATAATCAGAATTATCTGTTCCAATGTCAATCTTGACACTGGTATCTCCAGAACTTTGCGATATCTCGTAATGGTGGGTAGCATCAGGGTTTGTATATTTCTCATTGACAAAATCAAGAAATTGTGGTGTACTCATAGGCCAGTCATGATATCTATCAGTCATATCGTTAACCATCAAGACTACCCAATGATAATCTGTACTACCATATAGTCTATGTGCTAAACTTTCTGGAGATTCGCCCTCTTTGACATCATATGTGTCATATAATAGGGTATTGGTTCTAACCTTTTCTCTTACTGCAACACGGCGTAGGATATTTTTACAAATCTCAAATTGTCCGTTTCCATTTACATCATAGATTATATCTGGGAAATAATTAAAATACATGTTTAGTATCCTTGATCAATACGTGTTCTGTCTAGAATTTCCATTTCTTTAAAACTCAAAGTTAGAGTTGTTCTTTGGGGAGGCGGAGATGTGTCTCCGTGTAAACTCTGTGCTGGGTTATATGCAACGTATCTGTCACCACCATACTGTACACTCACACCATTACAAAAACAAGTTGATATCTTGTTTAAGAATGTGTTCTGACTTCCTTGGTACATGTATTGTATATCAAAGGTATCTGGTATGGTCATTTCATAACCCATACCTTCATCATCAGGCGAATTAGGAACAGCACCTCTTGCACCCATTTGGTTTGTACCAAAGGCACCATGAGAGTGAAATTTAAACAGGTGGACAATCTGTTGAACAACCTGTGCTTCCTGTTCACTCTTAGGCATGAACACAAATGTAAAAGAAAATTCTCTGCGGTTAACACCTTGGAAACTTAACTCCATACGATTTGATAATATCTTACCATTTTCTATCTGTGCTCTTGCTCTTACGCCTGGAGCAACTGAATCAATCATTTTTAACGCACCACGTTTTACTGCTTCTTCGCCTGTCTTCAAAAGTTTATTACCTTTTGATCCTTCAATTGACGAAAATCCCTCTTTAAATCCTTTAGTTAACATTTCTGCCATTTGAGATATTGCTTCAGAGAATATACCAATCTCTGTGTCTGCATAATTAAAAGAATAATTACTACTAACTGATGCTGGCATGTATAGTGCAATCGAGGTATCTAACCTTTTCATTGATTTTTGCATAGCGTATAAGTTACCACCCTTTGCACCACCTACAGCGGGCTTACCTTGTCCAGTATCTTTTATAGGAACAGCACCACTAGGAGAGTCAATTGCAACACCCCCCACTTTTGTTGCAACATCAATAGTTCTGCCTCCACCTGTACGTCCACCAGTTCGAGCAACATTTGCTTTTGATAACCCCATGTTTTTTTCTATACCATCGACAATCTTCTTCATACTTTTGGATCGTGCGGTAGCAAGTTTAGTCTCACCATTGAATTGATTGATACCAAATAGAATGTAGTGTCCTTGCATGGGATCGCCCTCTACGTTAAGAGGATACTGAAGGTTCTTTGTGTGGAATTTACTCTTGTTTTGTAGTGCAGCTCCAGGCGAGTTGTCTCCCACACCACCAATCATATCCTTGATACCACCAGCGACATTCTTAATTAATCCTCTACCGAAAGATTGAATTTGTCCAGAGACTACTTGACGTACTGCATTTGACATGTCTAAATATCCTTATAAAACACTTTTAACTATTTATACACTATGGCGTACAAAGGTCGATATAATCCTATTCATCCCAAAAAATATAAAGGGGATCATCATAACATAATCTACCGTTCTCTATGGGAACGGAAGTTCATGGTATATTGTGATACCAGTGATAACATTATTGAATGGGGCAGTGAAGAGATCATCATACCCTATTTATCCCCTTGGGATGGTCGGATGCACAGATATTTCCCAGATTTTTATATAAAAGTACGTCAGCACGATGGTAAACTGAAAAGGTATATCATTGAGGTCAAACCTAAAGTGCAATGCTCTCCACCAAAAGAACCTAAACGTAAGACAAAACGATGGATGAACGAAGTTAAGGCATGGGGTGTTAACTCATCAAAGTGGAAATATGCTACCGCTTGGTGCAAGAACAACGACATGGAATTTAAGATATTAACAGAGGATCATCTGAACATTAAGTATAAATAGTATTATGGAGATTTTTTATGGCACAAAGTAAATTTGTACAATCTGTAGTTAATGCAGCTGGTGGTAGACCACGATCTACTGATTGGTATAGAGACAAGATTAAAGAGTTTGGGAAACCAGGCGCTCTTGACCTGATCAGGGATGGTAAAAGAAGTAGTAGTCCCTTCTATGGTAGACTCAATATGTTCTTCTATTCACCTAAGTTCAAGTCTACGCTACCATATTATGATACATTCCCTTTAGTGTTACCTCTGGAGAAATACAACGATGGGTTTCTAGGTGTGAACTTCCATTATTTACCTATTCCACTACGGATTAGATTACTAGACCGTTTAGTAGATTACTCCAACAATACAAAGTTTGATGAGAGTACGAGACTAGACGTTGATTATCAGAAATTAAAAAATATCAATCTAATTAAACCCACACTACATAAGTACTTAGCAGGATATACGAAATCACAGTTTCGTAGGATAGATGCAGACGAATTTACAGTCGCTGCATTACTACCTGTACAAAGATTCCAGAAAGCATCTGATAAAGAAGTCTGGAGAGAATCAAGGAGTATGATCTAATGATATCAAGTTTTGAAGGACTTGGTTATGGTCTATTGAATGATGTATTGGGAGCTTTACGATCAGAAGATGGTTATGCACAACCCAATAGATATGAGATAGAAATTGGATTACCGAAAATTATACAATCAGGTGGTGGTTCATCGGGAAATCCCAACTCACTCACTGCTGCATTTGCATCATTGTTACCCTCTGCAATATCGGGACTTGCACAAGGTGGTAAAGGTGGTGGACTAAGAAGTATACAGTTGAGAGCAGCACAAGTAACCCTGCCTGGTAGAAATATAGAAACCGTAGATGATGTAAACATATACGGGCCTGTCCGTAGAGTTGCAAGTGGTATCAACTATGCAGAAGACTTGAACCTACAGTTCCAAGCAAGTTCTGGACTAGAAGAGAGAAAGTTTTTCGAGAACTGGCAAAACGCAATGTTCAATGAGGATACATGGAACATGAGTTATTACAATGACTACGTTGGTTCTATATCTGTTTTCATACTTGACAAAAACGATAAAAGAAGGTATGGATTGAAGTGTTGGGAAGCATATCCCAAAACTATTGGAGGTAATGATCTGACTTACGCAAGTCAAAACGAAATCATACTCCTACCTGTAACATTCCAGTTTAGATACTGGACAGTTGCAGATAAGGAAAGAATGCCGGGCGGTAGCATCATTGGTAATCTTGCAGAAACCGCTGTTGATCATGTTTCTAGAAATATATCTAGGAATGTTCCAAGAATACTAAATTTATAACATAAAGGATGAAATATTATGGCTTTACCTAAACTAAATGCGGTGACGTATACATTAAACTTACCGTCTTCTGGAGAGGAAATAGAATACAGACCTTTCCTAATGTCAGAACAAAAGAATCTTATGCTCGCACAAGAGTCTGACAATGAAAAAGAAATTCAAAATGCAATTGCAAAGTGTATAGAAGATTGCACATTTAATAAATTCGACTCATGGGGGATGCCTGCATTTGATGTAGAATATATCTTCTTGAAGGTGAGATCAAAATCAGTGGGAGAAACCGTTGAGTTAGGTATCACTTGTCCAGATGATGGTGAGACTGTTGTGCAGAAAAAAATTGACTTATCAAAGATTGAATGTACAATGCATGCTGGACACACTAATGAGATAGATATCGCAAAAGGTGTTAAACTTGTTATGAAATATCCCACATTGAAAGACGTTTCTATTGTGTCTGATTCAGAAACACAAGCACTGTTTGACATGATTGGAAACAACATTTATCAGGTGGTTGAGGGAGAAACCGTACACCAAGACGTTGACATATCTAAAGAAGAAATGGAAGAGTTTATTGGATCAATGACTACTATTAACTTAGAAGATATAACACATTTCTTTGAGAGTATGCCTAAGTTAACACACGAAGTATCAGTTAAAAACCCCAACACTGGTAAAACAGGTAAGGTTGTATTGGAGGGTTTTCAAAGTTTTTTCGTATAGCCCTCTCACATGATACGTTGAGTAACTATTACGAGACAAACTTTGCGATGAAACAACATCATAATTGGAACTTAGAAGAGTTAGAGAATATGTTACCGTGGGAGAGGGAAATTTACGTAGGAATGCTAGTTAATCACATAAAAGAAGAGAATGAGAAGCAAAAAGAGGAACAAAGAAAACTAAATAGATAAAAAAAGGATCGTATCTATGGTACAGAAGAAACTACAAAAAGATAGTGAATATGCACACCTTGATATAGATGGCGATGGTATTGTTACTGATGAGGAGCTTGAATTGGATGAGAGAATGTTACGACTTCAAGATATGAAGTCAGATATTGAAAATGAGGATAAGAAAGAAGATGCACAACGTAATATGGCATGGTTTGCATTAGCAGGGATGTTACTATATCCTTCTTTAGTTGTGTTAGCATATCTTATTAATTTAGATCAAGCGGGTAAGGTATTGGGAGATATGGCAGCAACCTATTTCGTATCTGTTGCAGCGATTGTCGCTGCCTTCTACGGTAAGGAAGCATATGCTAAGAGTAAGGACAAAGGCACCCCACCTAAAAAATAGGAATACACATGGCAGATGAACCAACTAAGCAAATAGTAGACGCACAGAAAGAATCAACTAATGTATTAAGTAATGCAATTGCAAAACTTGAACAGACTGTTGCTTCATCTGGTGGCGCAACCGAAGAAGGTCAGACACAACTTAAAGATACTATTCTTAACACCTCAAAACCAGACCCGAAAGTGAAAGAGACTGAAGAGAAACAATCATCTTTCCTTGAGAGAATACAGAAGTCTATGCAAGGTATGAACCTAGCAAATGCAAAAGATCGTATGGGTCAAATGAGAACTGATGCAGCAGAGTCCTTTGCAAAAAGAAAAGAAGCGATAATGAGCAGTAGAAGTGGTGCTTTAATGAAGGGTATGGCTGCAAACATTTCTAAGTTCACTAAGGGTTTCTTAGGTAGTATTGCGAGTAAAGCAAAGTTTGGACTCAAAGCATTTTTCATTGCAACTGGTTTGTTGATGTTGTACAATTTCCTTGAGAGTGAGGAGTGGGAAAATATAAAAGAGAAAATAAAGAATTTTGATTTCAAAAAAATGATGAAAAAGTTAGATGGGTTAATTGCTGGATTTAAAAACATACTTGGTGGTATATACACTTACTTTATGGGTGGTACAACTGAAGATGGAAAAAATGATGGTCAAGGATTGTTTGCGAGAATATCAAACACATTCTCATCCTTTAAAGAAAAAGGTATTCTGGGTGGCCTTGCAGATATGTGGAAAAACTTTAGTGGTTTAGAACTCGCAATTGTTGGTATTGTTGCAGCACTTGTGTTACCAAAGGCATTACTTGCTGGTGGTATTCTGTTTGCAATTAAAGGAATATGGAAAGGATTTAAACTACTTTGGTCAGCAGTTAAGGGTATCGGTTCCTTTTTGGGTTTCATGAAACCTAGTCTCAATAAGGCAACAGCAAAAACACTCAAGGCCGCAACTAAAGCAGACCCAAAATTAGGTAAAGCAATAATGTCTAAGGATGGGAATATCGTAAGAGAGTTTACTGATAAAGGAAAAGTCAATCCAAAGTTCCAGATGGCAAAGAACTTAGGAAAGTCGCCTGCTGTAAAAGCAACTCTAAAACCGACTAACAAACTTATGAAAGCAATGGCGGCACGAGCAGCAGGAAAGAGTTTGTTGAAGAAGATACCTGGCTTTGGTTTGTTAGCGGGTGGTGCGTTTGCTGTTGGAAAATTGATGGAAGGTGACACAACTGGTGCGCTTTTAGAATTGGCATCTGGTGGTGCATCACTAGTGCCTGGAGCAGGAACAGCGGCGAGTGCTGGTATTGATGTTGCAATTCTCATGAGAGAATTGGAAAAAAACAAAGATATGCTACCTAAACTACAAGGTGAACAAGCATCACTACAAAAGACGATGGCAGAACGTGCTAAGTTCAGAGAGATGTTTGGTCTTAGTGAAGGTAACATGTTTGATAGAAACAAAAAGGTCGCATATACAGATCATCGTGGTAACCCAATATTGGGTAGAGATGGTAAACCAACGATGGTAAACGATACTTATCAAAATTGGGCGAAGAGAACATTTGGTAATCAGAGGTTAACTAAAGAACAAGCAGCATTAGCATCCAAGTTTTTGCCTGGTAAGGTAGTTGAAGGTGAGAGTATGTCAAGTGTTGCAAGGTCTAGAGGTAGAGATTTCTTTATCAGTCAAAAAGACACATTTAAATCCATGCAAGAAGCAGATAAAGGACTAACAGAATTTATTGAATCTATTAAAGCGTTCAATGGTGAGTTACAGAATATGCAGAAGGATGCAGCTGCTCAACAACAAAATGGTGGTACGCAAGTTATTAATAATGTTTCGGATAATAGTAGAACAGAAACTTCTGCTCATCCGATACACCAAATGCCTACTAGAAACGTACCAGCATACGCTGGGCCTTGGTAAAAAAAGGGGAACCGAAGTTCCCCTTTTCCTTAACCCTCATCAGCAAGTTTTTGAAAATAATCTATCGAATCATCTTCTTCATCTTGTTTGACTTCTACAGTAGGAGCAGGAGACTCCTTTGTATCAACAGTAACGGTAGCTGTAGGTTCATCTTCCATCACACTAGTAACATTACCAACAGTAGTAGTACCAGCAAGTACCGTATCCAGACGAGTTTTAAGTTCATCATATGATTTGAAGTTTGTAGAAGAAGTAAACTCTTCAAGAGAGTACTGACTTGCCCACAACTTCTCAAGTGCATCGTCATTATCTAACAATGCAGATGGTGCTGCAAACTCTGACTTGTCATAGTTCCAGTAACCATCAACCTTACGAATCTTCAACTTGAAGTTCGCACCTTCCCAAAAATCAAACGGATTGATTGGGGATTCATCTTCAAATGCAGGCTGCATTGCTTCCATACACTTATCGAAGATTTTCTTACCAAAGCGATAAAGCATTACTTTACCTTCATTCTCTGGATGTTTTGGATCACTGACAACATAGATGTTAGCGAAGTATTGCAACTTCCTCTTCTGTTTACGAGCGATCTCTTTATCACTCTCAACACCAGAGTTCCAATACGCACTGTTCATTTCTGATACAGGATCGTTCTGTCCAATAGTAGTGAGAGAGTTCTCAATGTACCACTGACCAGTGGGGCCTTGAAACGCATGGTTCCAGACCTTTGCCCAAGGAAGGTCTTCTCCCTTAACCGCTGGTAGAAAACGAATGACTGCATAACCATTACCAGACTTATCTACCTCTGGTTTCCACAGACGTTCATCAACGTAGGACTTCTTTTCTTGGGGTTTGTTTTCGGTTTCAACTGCACCAAGCAGTTTATCCAAAGAGTTTTGCTTCTTAAGCGCTTCTAACGACATATCTATTCTCCTTATGTTAATATATGTTTCGTATGTTTAAAGTATGTTAAATGTATCACAAAACTGTTCTTTTGTCAAGTACCTTATATTATAATAATCTCTATCAAATATTTCACCTTTACGATGGATAGGGTCTACCCAACAAAAGGTGGTGTTTTTGTACTCTGTAAAGACAGTATGCATCTGGTTCAACCAATTAACTGAATTGAAACCTTTTGCATCACTTGGCAGATAATTATCTGTCCCTTTATATATGTTATTCAGAGGTTCATCATATGAAGACAAATCAAATCCTAACAAATATACTTCCTCTACACCTTCTTGACAAGCAAGATGTAGTGCAGTATTCCCAGCTGACCATCCTACAGGATAGTCTATAGATTTTACACCGTCATTATCTTTGACATATGTAATCCAAATACCAATGTCCTTTTCCATCTTCATGGAAAGGTCTTTCATGTCTAAATCGGGATGCATACTTATTGCAGCCTCAACATTCTCATGTAACGTAACAGGGTCTTTACCAGATATGACACACTGTTCTGTGTGATGACCAGCCCTTTCTGTTTTGTGTATGAACGCCTCTGGAATATCATATCCCATAAACATCATGTCTGCTATCTCAGCAGGAACAGGACTCCAATTTGCAAAATGTAATTGCATTGTGTCTTGGCATAGGTCTTCACTATAGATTTCTTGTTGCATTGCATAGTCTACAGACACTAGGTTGTCTACCCACATATCACGATAGATTGCATTACATCCCCATGTCTGAGCATCAATATTCCATAACGCTGTGTCAACCCATCTCCTAGATTCACCATTACCAAATACAACTGCTTTGGTCATTGCATCATGTAAGTTTATCATAGGGTTAGGGTTGACAGGTTTTGGATATGGGATATCAAGCATCACTCATTCTCATGCATTTGGGTAGATAACACATTCTCACCATCAACAAATTTTGCAATGGTAACTTTCTCAATTGCTTGGGTAGGGTTAACGGCACATCCGATTTCTGCGATATCAACTTCCCATCCATCAGCCATCATACCCCTTACCGTACCCAAGCCTCTCGACTTAATAGTACCGCTCCAATCATTAACAAATTCGACACACTCATTTTGTGTATCAAAATGTCTTGATAATATATGAACCTTCTCATCTCTTTCAAAACCATCAGGATCAGTAATCGTGAAGGCAAGCAATAACATAAAGGTCTTAACCATGAATTCTTCCTTTCAATTCAAGCACACGTTGTTTCAATACGCCAATGGCAGTATTGATATTACCCATACCAGAGTTTTCCTCAAACTTATTCTCCAGCACGGCAATCTCTTCCATCAACATAACAATCCTATCAACTGTTGCTATGTTCCATTCATTAGAATATACATCCCTATTTCCCATCTCTTAACGCCTCCCACGAATACGGAAACTTCTCTTCCGCAAGTTTATCTATTTGATTTGCAACCATTTGGGTTTCAACTTGAGCATCAGGTTTGCATCGTAGGTTACATACACGAGCAAATGCATAGAGTGTTCCACTCCAATACCATTCTGTCATCATAGATTGTGGTAAGACCATTCTGGCCATTTCTGGTGCAATACCATCGTTTAACATATACTCGTAAACTTCACTGCACTTTTCATGGAGATACGAAATATCGTACTCCACAGTTTCATCTGATGAACCTTGTTTCTTGTCCTCTGCAGCAAGTCGCCATTCAGTAGGTTCATAGAACTCTGGTTCATAGTCAACGTATCGTCTTGATACTTCATTCCACACCAAACCGACTTGGTGTTTTACCAGTTGTCGAGCAACAAATACTGGTGCCTTGATATGGAATTGTAGGGATGCATGACCAAAGGGACTCCAGTGGTCATGTTTTGCGAGAAAGTTAATAAGTTTCTCATCTCCATTTTTAAGAAGTCCTGGCGTAGGCCCTGCCTCTGGAATTGTCTCCCATTGAGAGGTCTTAGAGAAAGATACCCTAGCAGCATTAACCACTGATAGATCACTCCCCATGTGATCTACCAGCGTTACAGTCATATCACTGACCATTAGGTTTCTTCCCTTTTGGGACATACCTACGTGGACGATATCCTTTCGGCCACTGTGGTTGTCGGGATGCAAGGGACTTAACTCTATCCCTCAACTCTTCATTTGACTTTGCCAACTCGGCATTGTCGAAGTTTAGTGCCTTGAGCTTATTCTCAAGGTCTGTAACTTTGGATTCAAAGAACCCTTCTTCACGTAGGGCATCACCCTTATCCAAATAAACCGTAACTTCCATTAACTGGACTCCTCTATAAGATTTAATAGTTTTATTCTATACCGTTTAGCATCAATTGTCAAGAACCCTTTGTACTTTTTCATAAAAAAATTAAGGTCTTTCCAGACAATATCATCACCCAACTTGTTATCCCACTCCTTGGTATAGTTTACCAATTCATCTAATATAATCATAGTTTCTAGAGAGACACGCCCACCTAGAAACTCTTTTAACAAAGTTGGATGTTGATTCTTCTCCACCTTGAACAGTGGATTTAAATTCTTAATGTAGGGCTGTAACTCTACAGTAAACAAATCAAAGAACCCCTGTCTTTTGAGTTTCCATGATTGGTAGTTTTCATCATTGAAATTTGCAATGTAACCCTTTTTGTCTCTAATAAAGTTTGAGAGTAGATAGTCTTCTGGTTTGTCATACTTCTTTGCTATCTTGGTGAAGAAGTACCTGTCCTTACGTTTATAGAAGGAATCTCTTTTAATCTTGGTTTTACCACCGTATTTGTGGTAGTCATAATCTTTTCTAGTAAAATGCGTCTTCATTGCACAGTACATAAGATATACGTCAATTGGCTCCATTAATCCTCACAGGGTTTGCCAGTTACCACTTCACCAACTTTACCATCGTGACCCACTTGTTTGAAATAGAAGGTATCTCCAATTTCAAGATCACCACCTGGCCCGATTGCATATGCACCATGTTTAGGACTCTGTGTTACCACATGACAACCTATCCATACATACTCTGCTTTACCGTTGTTGTTTGATGCAATGTGTCCTGGCGAACACGCTCCTAACATTGTTACTACTAATACTACTAAAAATTTATTCATCAACCTTCCTAAATTGGTAATTGCGCCTGTTTAGGTAAAAAGTTAAGTTCTCTAGCATTTGCTTCGATCTTCTCTTTTAAACCTTTTGTCACTAATGATTTTACTGAATCTGGTTCTATGTCTTGTTGTTCGCAATACCAGAGAATTGCTTCCATATGAGATATTGATTTCTCTTTAACGATGTTCTCTATTTCTAGAGTGAACTTCTTGGGTGTATTTAACGCCATAATCTCTCCATATTTAAGTTTGGGGGGTTAACCGTGACCCCCCACGGATGTATTAAGGCATCACCCTTTTGTGTTTCCGTATACCAGCGGAATAAATGATTTACAATTGGTATCTAACTTCACCACTCTCCTTTTGTATGTTACCCTCAGATAGTCAGATTGTTACTCTTCACTTCTTTGGGATTAAAATTATACTCGCCTTAGTGCGTTAGTATAAAGTGGGGGTTATTCTGTTACTAGGAAACCCCCGAAACCCTATCCGATTAAGCAGCTAGTGCAAAATCTTGAGATGCAAAATTATCGTTTGCATTTACTAAATTGACCAATAACGCAGTCATCCGACAATTCTCGACTCATCTATCTCTGCCTGTCGATCCTAATTCGCCCCCATCAAAAAAAGACTAGGTATATAATGCCTGCAAGTAAGGTTATGTCTGCACAAATACTCCAAAGAATATAGGCTCTTAACATCCACTTACTTACCTCTCGTACTAAGGGGTTCTTCATCTGAATCCCCTAATAGGAAACTACATGCAAAGGTCATCGTATTCTGCATTGCACTTCCTTCGATAGTTTGCATCAAAGCAATTTCCACTAACTCTAGTGAAAAGGTTTTTGATAAATTTTAACATCCTAATCTCCTTTTGGTGGAGGCGGAGGGAATTGCACCCTCGTCCAGTTCAGTCTTCAATTCGTGTCATCAAATTGTATCTTATTTATACCATCTATTAGTTTATTAGTCAAGTCCCATTTGATGTAAAATTGGCATACCCTTAGTTTTTTGACTACGATCATTGATTTGTAAATCTATACCCACAGCTGTAAAACATCCCATCTCTGGAGCAGCATATTCCATTACAGTCACCGTCCTTTTCACTCTATTCAACCAGAGCATTGTAGTGTAACCATTCACTGCATCTTTCCAAATCATATGAGGTTTCTCTTCTGAATTTGTTTCGAGTCCCTCATGTACAGTTTCTATATCTGCACAGAAAATAGGTTTCATTACTTGCATTGCTTTACTGGGTTCAAGACCCTCTTGCTCTTGTGGTTTCTCTTCAGTGTGTTCTACTGGTTTAGTGGGCGATGTGTCTTTGGGAGTAGTATCAGTGGTTTGACAACCCATTAACAGAAACACCGCCATTATTGCTACTAGGTGTTTCATTTTGGTTTCTCCATTCCTCAGCGGTTTCCACCAATAAGTCAAGGTAATTAAACTTTTCTTTTACGAACTCTTGTACAGTACCATCTTCAGTAACACATAGGATTACGATCTGTTTAATCTCTGTACCTGTTCTTTCTTCGTACATCTCTGCATAAGCAGAACATTGTATGTAATAGTTTTCATTCCAATCATCATTGCGTTCTTTAGTTGAAGTCTTGAAGTCTATAATAGACAGTACACCATTGTACTCTGCAATACAGTCAACTCTACCCGCTACTTTATATTTATCACTATAGAGTCCTACCTCTTGTGCATGGATGTTATTCACATTGCACAACACTTGATCCTTTAATTGTGTAAAAAGACAATATGGTAGGAAGTTCTTTTTGTGTTTTTCCCAATCAGATGGAAAATTAGTGTACACATTGTTTAAATAGTCTTCACACATATGATGTACATGAGTACCACGAGCTGCAGCCTTACCAGCAATGTAGTTCGCAGTCTTTTCACCTACACGTTTACGCCACTCCATCAGTCCAGATTTATTCCGAACAGATAGAATAGTTGTTATAGATGGATACTTGTTACCTTCTGGTGTCTCATATAGACGAACACCATCAGTATTTGTTGCAGTTATAGGGGGCAACTCCACATTCAAATGATTAAACATATTTTGGCCCTAAAGCAAAAGATTGATCTGGTGTTATGATAAGTCTACCAGATTTGTCATATGTGATATGGGGAGTCTCTGTTATAGAGATTGTTCCTTCCCATTTCTTTTCATAACTAATCCTATTTTCATAATAAACCGATACAGGATTTATCGGAGCAATTGGTTCAATCATGGTTTGTTAATCTCTCTATGATTATAGAAGATAGAATTACGTTTTGCAATCTCTTCTGCTGTTACACGTTTTTCTACTGCATGATCCGTTACGAGTTTGTGGATACCGTTCCAATCCTCATTACGTTGTTTGTCAATTGCATCATAATCCCACACCTTGTCACTTTGTCGTCTTTCCATGATTAACCTATACTCCTCATTCTCACTACTAAACGGTCAGCCCGATTAGTTACTTGTCGATACCAATTGCTGTCTACCATTTCATCAGCAGCAGCGTTCCAATCCCTTGCGTCTACACCACGTTTCATACCTTTAAATTTACTCAAACGAGGTCGGCCCATATTGAACATCATGTTCGCAATTATTCTCTGAGCCTCTTCTGGCAAATCCTCGAAGTCATCATAGAGGGTTTCGCAATCAGACAGGACTCCCACGATATCCGATTCGAAGGCCTCAATGACTCTGGACTCACTGACGGCAGTGCCGGTGTCGGAACCGTATTCTGGGTCGGAGTCCAATATAAGATGGCCGATACCAAAAGTAGGGTAACCAAGATGATCATTGTATACTTCATATACACAGCCCTCGTCTTCTGTTAGTTCTTCTCTTAATGCTTGTAAATCCATTAGTCTTCCTTTTCATAATCGTCAGCGGGACAACCACATATGGGGCAGTCCTCTGTAGGTGGTTCATCTCCTTCATGAATATGACCACAATCGGGGCAAATATATTTCATTATTCCATTCCTATTCCTAATTTGGTTTTGTTGATAAGGTAACTACGAACAAAACCAGATCGAACAATGTCGCCCAGTGTAAACTCTGTTACGTTAAACTCATCCATTTCCTCTAGGATACGTAAGAAACTATGTAAACCGTTCTTCTCATTATGTTTCTGTAGATCAGTCTGGTCAAAGTCACCACAGAATACAATCTTAGAATCCTGTCCTACCCTAGTGATAATTGTATCTAATTCGTGAAAGTTTAAGTTCTGACATTCATCTACTATAATGATACTATTGTCAAATGTCAACCCCCTTAGAAAAGAAGTTGATAGAAAGTATAGTGATCCCTGTCCTTTTAGTCGATCATATAAACTATTAAACTGTTGTTCATTGGGTTGTTCAAACATAAACTGTACCATGTTCTGGTATGGTACTTGATACAGTGCAGCCTTGTCTTCCTCATCACCAGGCAGAAAACCAATCTCCCTAGTAGGTATGAGTGAACGGACAAGTACAACTTTGTCATAAGGTTTCTTCAAGTCAAATATATCGTTAAACGCAAGATATAATGAAACGAAAGTTTTACCTGTACCAGCAGAACCAAACAAAAATTGGTTCTTACCTTTCTTCCATGTATCAAAAACTACCTTCTGGTTATCTGTAATACCCTTGATGGTAGTTAGATTGTTATGATTGATTTCTTTTGATTTCTTTGTTGCCATTGTTCTTCTCTTTCATATAAATCACAAATAAGGTGAGGGGGGAAAGCCGGGGGCGTCATTCCCCCCTCTGATGCATAAGCGGATTGACTTCCCAGCTTGCGTAGATGTAGTACATCCCTTGCTGAAGTATGTTCTCTCGCTTGCACCAAACTGCCTAAACTATACATTATTTATTCTTCTTTTTATATTTATCAACTGCATCCCTAATTTTAATCCTTTTATGTGACTCTCCACCCCCATACCTATCTGCAAGTGGACTGCCGGGATGGGCAGCAGCGATACGTTGCATATTCTCATTGAAACCACCATCAACTTTAGGGCCTACGCCCATGATATGGTCACCAGCAAGTGCAACAGGTTTTATAACCTGTCTAATTTGTTTGTTCTTTTTAAGAAAATTTTCTTTATCTGAAATGGACATCATCTCATCCCATTCCAATCCACCATCAATGGATTCATCAATAAAAGTATATGTCGGCATTAATTTAATCCCCCACCTAACTGTACAAAACCCCACATAACGAGTCCTATAACTGCAATACCTAAAATCATTGCAAATGTATTATCTGGTAACATCCTTAAATTCCAATTCTAATTGATCAGGATCGCCCCCAAGCGATGTCACCTTTAAAGTTAACTCATGAACTCTTTCAGTTAGAGATTTAACCCTCAACTGTAGAGTATGTACGTTACCTTGCATTTCTTGAATCTCTTTCTTCCACATGTCATTCATACTTAACTGTTCCTCGTCTTCACGCAGCCTGCGCCCCATGTAATCCCAATAACCTTCTCGCATCTGAACCATCCTTCCACCACTCTGGTATAGACCTCAGTTTCCAAGTCGCAAAACCAGACTTCTCTACTATATAGTACTTTTGATATGCAAGTACAGTATCATTCCCCTTACACTCTTCAGGCATACATTGAGGTGGATCAACGAAACCATTCTTGTCAATGAAGAAGGGGAGTGTACGTAGTGGTTCAATAAGACGTTCTGTAGCATGATGTTTACCATACCTGTAAGTATATTCTTCCATTAGAGCAATCATATGTGTAAACAACCACTTGTAATGTTCATCAGAAGAACGAACCCAGATCGTACTAGGATGATTCTTATGAGCCATCTTGTACAGTCCTTTTGCGGTAGCATACTCTTCACTAGATATACGATGAGCTGTGGAAAGCATCTGAGCACTCTCCAATATCATCTTAACCACATGCTTGTCACACATCATCTGTGCAGCAACCACAGGGTCTTTGTTGAGGTAAAATATATTCATTCATTATCTCCGTTCAAAATGTCCCACCAAGCGTTCATGTTTCCAATCCATTCTTTAGTTTACATTCATAAATTACAGTCTTCCAATCACCATCAATAGGCATATCGGTTAAGTTTAGTTGTGCTTCTGTACACTCTTCTATCTTTTCATGTACAGAAACTATTTGGGATTTGCAGTCATAGACACTCAAGGGCCCACATACAGTTAAAACCAACAACCAATTCATCTATTGTCACCAGACCCACTGATCTTATTCCGTTCCATTCTAGAACGCAACTTATCAACATTCGTTTGTGCTACCTCTTCTAGAGTCACACCAAGGTCATCAGCAAGTGCAGAGATATACCACAGCACATCACCCAACTCTAAACCTACACCCTCAAGAGACTTACCATCTCTGATATTCTTCTTCACCTTCTCTGCAACCTCGCCTGCTTCACCACATAGTCCTAATGTCGGATATGTGATTTTACATTCATCTGGGTAGATTGCAGTTGATCTTGCAAATTCTTGATACTCATCAAATGTCATTGTACTTCCCATCTATAAAATATGTGGTCTTGTATTTCCACGGTTTTCTTCTTAGTCTTTGCCCATGCTGGTGTTACATAATCTGCATGATAAAATGTCGCACCATCTGTTATATCGACAAAATCAAACTTATTATACACTATAGAACTCGCTATTGTCAATAACCTTTTGTAAGTTTTTTTGTCCTTTGGTACATCACTTCTACCGTCACACCACCAACTGAACTGGCATTTATGCCTAATAGGATAAAACACCGCATCTGTAGGATCGGGTGTTTGTTTAGTCTTCCATGACTCTCTGGTGGGGCCTTGTTTTATAACCTCACATATATCGTTGGGAAATCTTTTGTCTGCTACTCTGTTTAGAACTACAGAGGAGACGGCAAGTAATCCAGCACTACCTTGACCTCTTGCCTCATGATACATATTCATTGCAAGACACTGTGCATGTTGTTTTTGAGCAATCTCTACATTGCTTGGTTGTGTGTCTGCATAGGCGGGATTTAAAAATAAAAGTCCCGCCATAAGAGATTCAATAATATTCATACAGTTCTCCTATTCGTATTTTGACCAGAACTCATTCCATGAGTCCTCTAATTGTTCAACAAGTTCCTCTTTGGAATCTACCCAAGGAGTCAACCCACCGTTCATAGCAATCACCGACTCCACTTCTGGTTTTGCCATCATCACAGAAACAAACTCTGCACATGATTCAGACTCACCACACACATCGGACATAGATGACCAAAACTTTTCATCTTCGTCCATCATGAAATTTTTCATTTTACCCATTATACATTCTCCATCATTTTAGGGTTATCACCATTACCAGTTTCTTCACACATCCTTACGAACAGTCCTAACTGGCGACCAAACGCATCAATCTCCCAAGGATAATCATAGTAGTCCATATCATTCATGTCATACTTTGTCTTCATCCATCTAACTTCATTGGGATTAGCGTATTCATACATCTCACCTTTAACCCACTGTTTCACATGAACCATCTCATGGGCTAGGTTGATAAGTATATCTCTAATGTTAATTGTAGAATCAAGTTCGATATGAAAGTCTCTAGGAGTCTTCTTTAGATCGTCCCATTCGTCCCATATGCATGAACCTTCCATTCCATCTTTACTCAAAAGGGTTCTATGCAAGTCTATCTTGATGAAGAGAGTCTTCATAAGTCTCTTACCCATCAATCTCTCTGCATAATTCCATGCAGCGATCTCAACGAGTTTTCTCACATTTTTTGTCGAACCTGTTATCTCTAGAAGCATTGAATTCCTTTCCGATTATGATTAATCATACCATATACAGAATTATATGTCAATAGAAAATGTCAAATAAAGTGAATTTAAATGTATTTAGGGTAATTGTGTTGCAAAAATGTCACTAAGCACCAGAAGCAGACCCAGGCACCTGATCATACGTATTATCATCAATAACCTTATATTCATCATTCCAGAAGAAAGCTTCCTTTACAACATTATTGGACAACCCCTTATACTTTTGGTGTAGTATCTTGTCTTTTGCAGCAACAAGAACTTCTGCCTCATCCCCATGCAATCCCTCTAACAATTGTACAAACATTGTCTCACGTTTGTTCTGTGTTAGTGTAGGATTACCACCTTCTATGAAGTGGTAGAGTTTCCTACTCTCATAAGAAAGTACATTGTGTTCTGTACCCTCTGGTGCATCGTTAGGCACATATGGTACACTACCTTCTGGTAGCAACCACTTGATGTTAGGATCAAACGATGATTTAATAACCATGCGTAGTGCATCGGTGTTATGGTCTTGAAGGTATCTAACCTTCTCTTTTTTAGTTTTAAGTTTACCAACCTTCTCGAAAATCTCTGAAAAGAGAGGTGTATAAGTATCAAATGCCATGTTAAAATTCTCCTATGGATTCAACGAGGTTACGCAACCTCTTTTGTGTAAAGTAATTTAGTAGTTTGCTACGGTCACCTTCTGGTGCTTCTTGATATGCCTTTAAACAATCTATAAAGATATTCTTTGGACTCTTGGTTAAGTCAATCAGTCTTTCATTCCTTTGAGCGTTCCTCTCTATCTCATCATTAGGATAACCATCAGAAATAATTTTCTCTATCTTCTTCTTACCAAGAGGACGTTGACGTATACCTTCTACAAAGGTGTGATCTGGCGATAGTACATTAGGTACACCATCACTAGAGTCACCTTTTAGTATGTGTTCTTTTAGATACTGCACAGGGTCTTCACCATTAACAAACTTCTTAGTGATTGGACTATACTGTGTTACATTGGTATACTTCTGTAACTGAATAAAGTCTTTATCACCAGACAAGATCAATGTCTTACCGTTGTCAAACTCAAGTTCTAGACACAATGCAGCGATGATATCATCTGCCTCTGCACCATATACTTCTAGGTGTTTGTAAGGGAAAATATCTTTTAGTTCCTGTTTAATCTCATTGAGACATTCAAATATTGCATCCCATTCCAGATTGGAGTCTTCTCTAGTCTTTTTACGTCCAGCCTTGTATTGTGGAAAATAGTCACGCCTCCAATAGTGTTTGGAGTCATAACACAATACCAACTCACCATACTCATCACAGAACTTTGATCTGTACATACGTAGTGAATTTAGTATCATATGTCTTACCATATTACCATCTGGTTTTGTAGCCTTGTTCATATTCAGATGCATCATCATACTTGCAAGACTAATCTG